ATCGCATAGTGTGCCCGTTCCAGCGGCAGATGTTGCTTAGTGCATGGGCGATATCAATTAGGGTTATCTGCTCCGGGTCGGGGTTGAACGGATCGATCATCTTGCCGGTGAAGGTCCGTATTTTGGGTTGGTTTATCAAATTCATACTGCTATAATAAATCGCGTTTAAGTTCTGGCCTTGGCTGCGGCTTCGGGCAGGTCTTTCTGATCTGTTCCAGCTTGCGGTTAAGGTCGTCAGTGGCCTTCTCAATGTTCTTTGCAATGTTCTTTGCATCCGGTGCAATGTTCTTTGCATCCGGCGCAACTTTCTTTGTTAACTGCGCCGATTTGGATGGTTTGTTCCTCTCTCTCCACTCGATCATATAGCAACGCTTGCTGCAGTGCCTTACTCTATCTCGTTTGGGATGAAACAGGAATCCACAGGTTTGGCAATGTATCTGTTGTTCTTTGCCAACGTTGTCGTTGGCAATTTCTGCGATCACATTCCCTCTTTCCATTTCTCTTTTGGGCTTGGGGCCACGTTTGTTAACCTTCTCGATGCGCTGCATCGGTTCAACAGGCAGATCGGGATTTTGAACTGCATCGAGGTTCAACGCAGCGCCGTTGGCCATGATCTCCTGTCGTTTCAGGTCGATCGCCTTCAGGGTATAGTCTGCGGGCGGATCGTGCCGGTAGTTTTCCGGTGTGAAGGTTTGAACCTCTGTTTCAACGGGCTTTCCCCCCTGCAGCAGCGCCAGCGCCTGCTGGATGTCGGCAAAAGAGCCGGTAATTGTAAGTTTACATTCCATTTTCGTGTGTTTTAATTGGTGTTTTCCAGTAGCGGCGGCAGGATTCGAACCTGCGACCTCCGGGGTATGAACCCGGCGAGCTGACCTCTGCTCCACGCCGCGTCAATTCAATAATCCCTTATTCAGAGGTTACTTCTTCCTTCTTCGGTTCCACGTAGAATGTCTCATCCTGATCCACGAAAATCCCGACCTTGGGAAACAGTTCCGACACTTCGGGAATATCCCTGTCGGATAACAGTTTATCCTTGGCTGGTTCCTCACTTACGCGCACGTAACCGGGTAAAAACTCCCTGAGCAGGTTGGTCACCGCTCCCCAGGTGAACCCCTTTCGGGTCTTTAACTTCGGGGTACCAGTGCGGAATCCCAATACTCCATGCACAAACTCCAGGCTTTTCTTTTTGGCAAAGAGCTCGTCCTTGTTTTCGGTGGCAAAAACCTGCATCACCTCAAAAGCTTTATCCTTTCGCTCCTGCAATTTGGCCAGATCATCCTGGTACTTCTCCCTGATACGGGTGATCTCCACGTCCATCTTCGCGGTGATCCGCTGCTGACGTGCATCGGCATCGGCATACTCGGCAAAGGAAGCCTCTGCCATTTCACGGGTGATCCCGATTACCACTACTTTCTTTTCTCTTGTCTTGCTCATTTCAATGATTTTTAAAGGGTTTATAAATTCTCATGTTTGGCTGTAATCTTCTTCAATATCTGGTGGCTGGCCACTTCATAGCTGCTGTGTATCTTCTCGTACACCACGTTATCGGGAAACTTGTCAATGCTGGAATGAAGTTTCACGTAGCGGTTGCGCAATTCATTCTGTACCCCTTCACGGTTGAGGTTGCCGGCATATTTATACCAGAAAACCTCGTCCACCAGGGTCCATTGCTGACGCCACCAACCCCAGAACATGGGTTCCTTCAGCCAGATCGTCAGCCAGTCCTCGCTCATGCCCATACTTTTAGCGTAGATTACGGCAGTGTCGAAGATCAGGGCGTTCATCTGCTCATCGGTATAGCCGGTGAGTTGCATTACCTTGCCGCGCATCGTGGTGGCGCGGTTCAGGTTCACGGTTTTTATAGTCTCTTTCATTCTTCTTCGGTTTTGGGATGGATCAGGTTGAAATAGCCTTCCTGCCAGATCACGTATGGCTTACCGCCACCGTAACGGGATGCTGCAAAGGCTTGAAACCCTTCCACCAGGATTTTTACATTGGCATCGAACCGGATGCTGCGGGCCACTCTGCCGGCAGGATGGTTCCCGTCCGAATGGCTGATCAGGATAAACAACTTGCTGCGGAACCGGTCCTTGAGCGACTTGTAGTCGGCATAGGTGAGCCCGGTGTACTGAATTGAATCAATGAAGACCACATCAGGGCTTTTCTTTTTCTGAAGGCGCGCGATCAGCTCGCTCACCGGCTCTTTGTCCAGGAGAACAAACCGGCGCGCCACTTCCTGCATGTTGCAGTCTTCAATGGCATTGCGAAGCGACAGCGACACGCCTTCCTCAAGGGAGTTGTAGGCAACCTTGCGCCCGAAGGTGGCCAGGTACTTTGCCAGTTGAAGGGCAAAGCGGGTTTTTCCGTTCCCGCTGTTGCCCCAGATCAGCCATGTCCCGGAAGGTTCCGGACAGCCAATGGCCTCCAGCCACTCGCCTTCAAAGTCGAGGCTGTGGATGGTGGTGCGGTAAAGCTGCCGGATGGATATGGCGCGGTTCTTAGACATCTCAGTTGATCTTGCGGAGTTCGTCCTGGATGCGGCGCAGTGAGTAGTCAGTCCTGGCCACCAATTTCTGTACATCTACATCGTGACTTGAATTCGCCTTGATGATCAGCGCGGCATGGATCGTTTTGAACTTACGAAGTTCCTCGCTACCATCCGGAGAAGCTTTCTGGTAACGGGAACCGTAGCGGCTGAAGATTTCAGTGTAACCGACCTTTTTACAGTCGATCGAACGGCGGATCTTCTCACGAAGACCATCCGCGCCCATCATATACCAACCGCAACACCGCTCGGTTGCGTTCCACAGGGCTTTCAGTTCGAGGAAAGCAGCGTAATCAAGGTCTCCGGCCTCGTCGAGAATAATTAGCGGGGAGGGCAAAGAGCGCAGATAAAACACCAAATCCGCATACACATCACTGTATTTCCCTGTATGCCCAACCCCGAATTCCTTTGCAATAAAGCGTACAAGCTTCTGTTTTGTTTTGACCTGCGAACAGTCAACGTACACGGCGTTTTTGTTGACCTTCACATAAGATTTTGCAGAAAACGTCTTGCCGATGTCGGCAATGTCGCAGAGTAACCGGCTGGATGCGTTCTTCTGGCAAAAATCCAGTTGGCCGATGATGAATTCATACACCGGGGTACGGGCTGTATTCCAAACCGGGGTGTTGCCGATCGGGATCTCCAGGCGACGTGCCAGGCTCACCCAGTTCTGATCGGAGAGCACACGGTCGTGGTCGCCATTCTTTATCCTGGAGTATTGTGCATTGTTGATGCCGAGGCTTACGGCAAACTTCGCGTCTGATCCGGCGAAGTTGTCGCGTCGTTCGGATAGTTCCGATACGATGCGTGTCCTGAGTTCGTTTGTGATGTTCATTGGTGTTTTGGTGTTTTGTTAATATTGGTGTTTTAATGTTAAGCTTCGTCAATTCCGATTTCCCGGAAATTTATTTTCCGGTATTCTTCAAGCCATTCGTCAACCTGCTCATTACCGTCCTGCTGTAGTTCCGGGATCTGGATGATCTCCGGAACTATGCTTTCAATAAGGTCAGGATCGGGCTTGCTGATATCAAGTTTGCGGGTAACCTTGGCAGCAATACCATCCTTTTCAGTTTTAAAGAAGTGTGCCTGCCGTTTTGCCTGGTTGGTGCGGATCCGCTCATCGTCATCGGTACGCTCTATCTTGGCTTCGTTGTAGCGCTCGATCCTGGTTGCCCTGGTGATGAATGTGTCTCCCTGGTACAGGTAAACTTCACCGATGTTTCCATCCGGATCAGGAACGTAGTACGCTTCGACACTGTAGTTGTGGGGTTTCAGCCGGGAGATGGCTCCCTGGTTGTCTATCGCGTACTTTTCGTATTGAACCGTGGCGAAATCGTTGTTGCGGATAGAAGTTTCGGTGCGCAGGCCCAGGTACCTGAATAGCTTATGTTTCTGAGGACGTCCTAAATCCGGATTCATATTCTCGACCAGGACCTGCCACCGTGTTTTGCCAGGGAACATCTTTTGATTGGGGTGAGGAGAGTGGTTGAACCGGTGGATGCTTTCGCGATCATCGGCAATCAGTGTTTCAACCGGCAAACGCGGCTGTTTGTACTCCTCGTCCTTGTTCTCGCTCTTTACCTTGTATGCTCCCTTCTGATTCCACCGGCCAATACCCACCTGATGTTTCTTTTCATCGCCATACTTCTTGCTGCGTATCTTGTGCTCAGCACGTTTTGACCTGGACAATCCCGGGGCGCAGAAAGTGACGTATGTAAACATCTCGTTCAGATCCTCGGCAATGTCCTTCATCAAGTGGTTCTCAACTTCTACTTCACCGGGCCACATCAGGTTATGGGTGTTCACTGTGCGGAACATCTCCCTGAAACAATCCCATACCATGCTTAGTCCGGGTGTTTCTGTACTGTAAACGCAGGATATAACCGCATCGCTGAGCACATCAAAGGCCAGGTAAGCATTCAGCCACCTGCCATCGGTTGTTTTACGGCTCAGGGTGCGGTCATCCATTGATATTTTGCTCAGGGAGTACTTTGGAATCTTGCGGTGATTGTACGGCGTGGTCTGAGTGATGTGATCAATGCGGTTATTTCGCAACCGGTCTATGATGATGGCGTTGGCCGGGTTGTTGATGATGTTCCATACCGTGGATCTGCTGATGGTGATATAAGTTCCCTTCTCATCATCGAAGAAATCGTCACGGTCGAACATCAAACCGGTCTCCTTGTCAACGATCATCAGGGATCCGGCAAGGAACTGGAGATAGTTGTCGTAAACCCACGTTCCGAACGGAAGGTTTTGCATACAGTACAAGGAGATGATCAACCGCTCAACTGCATCGTTCGTTTTGCGGGCATTGGCGTTCTTGTTTCCCTTGTGGATCAGGTGGAAGTACCCGTGGTCAATGTAATTCCTGTACTTGTCCTTCAGGCGGAGCGCATTGGTTGGCAAGGTGTGCGGGTACCGGGTTGCATCCAGGGAGTTTACCGCCTCGCTGATCAGTTCCCAAACACCGGAGGTCCGTTTGCCCAGTTTTCTGGTCTTTCCAATAAGCTCGGTGTGGTATTTCCCGATCGCGTTAAGCACCATCGCGTTGGCATTGTATTCTACCTGGCGTTCGGCCTTGATGTTGGTATCATCGTCGAACAGGAACGTGCTGAAGTAAGTGGATGCTTTGAAATCGGGCTCGATCATCTCCTGCAACCGGTTGCGCCTGGAGTACTGCCTTACATCGCCGTACTTCTCGAACACACGCTGCTTGATATCTGTGCGGAGTTGCTCGTAGTTGAGCAGCGCCGGGCATCCGGGACCTCCGCCCTTGCGGATGCGAACATGGGGAAATCTATATACATACTGGTCGTAATGTAAACGGTAAATAACAATGCAGCTTTTCGGTAAATAAGAATGCAGAAATTCGGTAAATAAGAATGCAGGATTTCGGTAAATAAGAATGCAAGTTTGTTTCTGTCT